GACCAGCGGGCCACCGATGATGGCTACGGCGATTGGGACCAGCCACTCCATTAGATGAGTTCCTTCCTCGTTGACACTTTGGCTATTTTGCCTTGCTTGAAAGCGTCAGATTGTTCGTAGGATTTTTGGGTCTCCCGAACCGTGGACATGTTCCAATTGGATTGCCCGTAACTGACGCCACGAAAACCGAAACTTACGCCCTTGACGTGGCAGGCGAAACAGGTTCCGCGTCTACGGTCGTTTTCGGTGACCACATTCGGGTCAATCTGGCGTTCGCAGGATGGACAATGCATGAAAACCTCTATAGAAAGGCTAATTCGTTACATGTCGCCACCGTTTGCCGGTGACGACCTTGGCTATGGTTTCCGAGGTCACGCCGAACATGCGCCCCAGTTCGTTCTTTCCGTAACGATGGTTGTTGTACAAATCAAGGATTTTCACGATGTCGGCCTCTTCCAGCTTCGCATGGCCGTGCTTGGCACCCCTGGCGAGCCTGCCCAATTTGCCCATTTTGGTCATATTTGACGAGTGGGTATCAAGGTAAAGGTGGGCCGGATTGACGCACGAGGCGTTGTTGCACGAATGGCAGACCTTCATGTTGGAGGGCGCTTGCCCGTGGATTGACTCCCATATCCATCGGTGGGCGGGGACCATCCTCTTGCCTACGCGGAAATGACCGTAGCCGCCTCGCACTTTGGCACCATTCCATACGTGGCAACCCGTTTCCTGGTCAACGGACACCTTTTTCTTGAATCGTTCGTTGATGGTGAGCGTCATGATATGAATCCTAGTACGTGTTGAACTCGCCGATAACATACCTGTCCGGCAACTTCGGGTTTTTCTTTATTTTGGTAGCGAAGAAATTCAGGGTTCCCCACGGAGCATCGGTCTTAGGGCGGTACTCGGGCAACCACACGTATTTCAACATCTGGTTGGCGATGGCCAGGCTCATCACTCGGTCGTCGTGGGGCGAGCCGTGCATTGAACCGTTGTCGTCGCGGACGTAGGTCTTGAGTTCCTGAATCGTCTTTTCGCACCTCACGTCCAGTACACCGTCCCGTAACGCGGCGTTCAACTCGTCAACGGCCAACGGCTTGGTCAAGGTCGTTGTTTTCCAACCGAGTTGTTCGGTCTGCTCGGCGTGGCGTTGGCTCAAACGGCGCTGGCGGTATAGGTTTGAATAATTGGCTTTGTTCAAAGAAGTCAGCGTGGTGAGACCGTGGTTGTTGGATTCAACGCCGATGAGAGCCTCGTTGTAGAAATGACCCAGGGCGTACAGCACTTCGCCGAACTTGTCCGGGTCAACGTGCCCGTGCCAATGAGCCACGATTACGCCGCTTTTGGCGTCAATGACGTGGGCCGACGAATAGTCGCCGCGTGCCAAACCTTCGGCGACGTCGGCTCCGATTGCGTACACGGTGCCGAAAATCGGCAACTGCCATATGGTCAACGGACCCCCCGAAGACTCGAACATGTACGAGTTCGGCATGTCGCTGAGTTTCTTGTTGATGCCGCTCTTTCCCGGTTCGGTCACGAAAGCACGAAGTGCGTCAATGTCAAAGACTGGCCGACCAGAACGAATGAACGCTTCCTCGGGATTGGACGGATATTCCTGGTGCAACTGCCACGAGGGCAACTCCAGGGCCTGCCTTTGGTACCAATCTTCGTCTCGGTCCTCGTTGGCGGACCACGGAAAGAAAATGCCTTTCAACCTGTTGGTTCCCGTCTGCGATCCGACCCACAGGTTGTAGAAAATGTTTCCCTCGCCCTTGGCCGTGGACATGCATATGACGCGACCGCCGACGTCCGCGATCGGCTCTATCGACGCCCATGCCTCCTCCGGGTTGGGCAGGAACGCCATCTCGTCGATGATGGCGAGGTACACCGATTCGCCACGGGCCGGTTCGTTGGCCGACGGAAGCGACTCGATCACCGAATCGTTGTCGAACACCATCTTCAGCACGTTGTTCTGCGTGAGTTCGGGACCGCGCAGGCGCATCCATTGGGGCAGGAACTTGTAGACGTACTTGCTCTTGGACAGCAGTTTCGTCGCCTCGCGCTCGGTCTTGGAGAGCATGACCACGAACCTGTCGGCCCAGAAGAAGCACAGCCAGAACGCGAACGCGGCGGCGAGAGTCGAGAAGCCGATCTGGCGAGCCTTGAGCACGATCGAATTGCGCTCGCTCAACCAAGTACGAACCGTCTGCACCTGGGCGGGACGCAGGACGAACTTGATGCGACCCTTGGACGGATGCTTGATGTAAACGTAGTTGGAACAGAAAAAAGTGAACGCGTCCAGGAGTTCCTCCACGCCGGCGTCGTCGGGGCCCTTGCACTTGCGGAAGTTGTACTCGTTGAGAAGATCGTCCAGTTCCACGGTCATTTGCTCCAAGTCATCACGCGCAAAGACAAATTTCCGGTAACCGTAAGTTCCGAGTATTTCGTTCCGAATCCCGAACTTCTGTTGAACGGCCAGACTACGGCGAGAAACCCCGTGCCTCCACCGGCGGGATTGCTCCAACCACCGGCGGCGAAGTAGTCGCCGTCCTTGTTGAACTCGACCAACTCGGTGTTCAGGCCCGTGCCGTCCCCGGTCGGGTTCGTGTACTTCGAGGTGTAGTCGCCGTCCCACTTGTAGACGTTGAAAGTGTCCCCGGCACCTACGGCGAGGACGTCGCCGGCCGGGGTCCAAGAAACGGTTTGGCCGGTACCGCCTATCCAAGTTGCCGGAATCGGCGTGTACCAAGTCAGGAAACCGGCCGTCGAACTGAAATCGTAAGTATGCAAATACGGGGAGCCGGCGTGCGCGGCGGCGACGGCAAAATTGTCGGATGCGAATTCGGCGTCGTTCACCGTGCCTCCGATCGCGGCCCCGGCCGGCGACGTGATGTTCGCGTATTTCGTGGACCACGCTCCCGACGTGAACCTGTAAATCGCCAGATACGGAGACGCCTGGCTGCCGATGACGATCTGGGACGACGATCTCCAACTCAACGACCAAACGATTCCGGCCGGAAGAGCCGTAGCCGGGTCGGCTACTTTCGTCCCGAATCCCGTCCCCGAAGTGAACGGAAACACGGCGGCGCGAGGAGAGTTGGTTCCTCCGATCACGGCGTAGTTTCCGTCCGCGCTGAAAGCGCACGCGTACGATGCTCCCGTCGTCGCGTAACCGGCGACCGCGTATTTCGTCCCGAATCCGGTCGTAAAACTCCACGGTTGAGCCCTGAAGTAATCGCCGTTGCTCGTCGTGGTTCCCGACCACAGGACGTCGGTGTTTCCCGTTCTTACGGACAAATCCCTGGCGGCGTATAAGTCGCCAAGTGTCCCACTGCCTAAACCGGCCACGGATGCGTTGAAAGGATATGCGTATATGCCGCCGGTAGCCAACGACGTGAAGAGAACCTGCGAGGCCGGCACTACGCGGCAAGCCGGGTTGCCGGCGATTCTCACGTTACCGCCGAGTCACCGGTGACTACCCAAGTGTCGGTCGCCGTCTTGACGCACGTCACGATCGAGTACCGAGTGCGCGTTATCAACCCTAGGGGCGAGTTGACCGTGACTCCCGATGCTCCGGCTATCGTCACCCTTCCGGCTCCGAGTTGCAACAGGTTCACCTGACTTCCCGTGGTGAACGCCACGGAACTGTTCAACGGAATGGTCACGGTGATCGGGCTGGCGTTGTTCAAAGTCACCAACTTGCCGGTGTCGGTCAACGCCAAAGTGTAGGTAGTGCCGGTTTGCGCGTTCAGCGTCAGGATCGCTCCTTCGGCCCCCGTCGGACCGGTCGGGCCGGTAGAGCCGGTTGGTTCCGTGGGTCCCGTGGGTCCGGTAGCCGTCTGCGTCTGCAACTTCCACGCTCCGACGACTCCGGTCGTGGAACTCCACTCCCAGACGTGGTCTCCGTCGGTGAAGACCTGGCCCGGGGTGGGAGAGGACGGGAAGTTGATGGGCACGGATCAGCCTTGCGCTTCGAGTGCCGAGAGGATCGCCTGAGCCTTGCGCATCTCCACGGTTTCCGAACGGACGCGCGCCTTGCAGTCGTCGTGGAACCAGACGTCGCTCAGCAACGTGACGTCGTC